TTTTTTTACATTTATTTTAACTTTTTTTACGAAGGTATCTACCACGGCCAGCATAACCAACTTTTTGAACTGCTTCCAACGGATTGGTTGCTTCAACCTCAGCCAGATAGCCCTCAACAGTATAGTTTTCTACCAGACATTTAACCCAAGATTTCCAAGGTTTTTGTCCATATTTAAACCGAGCAATAAATGCAGGTTTGACTTTGCCTATCCATGAAGGGTGGCAGTCCGGATGAGCTTCGTTCATCAATACTGAACCTTTGTAGTCGCCTTTGTACATTAAGTACATTCCGTCCCACTGGAACAATTCTTTTTCAAACTTAGTCATATCATCACCTTTTGTTATCATATATACATAATAACACAGGTAGTAACGAATGTCAACCATTTTTTTACATTTATTTTAACTTTTTTACTCTCTCTGTGGCCAACCAACACCAGTGTAGTACTTTAATGCTGTATTCAAGGCATCCAGGGTATTAACCAACCACATATATTCTACATCCTCATCATCTGTGAGCCCTACCATTTTCATTTTTTCTTGTAGCTGGGTGAGATCACCATCAATAATCTCGGCATCACTTTTAAGCCTTTGAGCTACAATCTCATCCAAAACAATATCTTCAATTTCAACTTGCATTTAAGTTACCTCCACCGTGGACCTTCCATCCAGCATACCAATGCCTTACGAGATCCTTTTGTTAATTCTGTTACCCTATGTTTCATATAGGAAGGGAATACAATTACTAATCCTTTTTGTCTTTGTTCAAGCAGTTGTGCTGGAGACATAGCTTGAAGCCCTTCAAATTCTAAATCGCCACCTTCGTACTCATCAGAATCTGATAATTGTATTGACATGCTTAGCTTTCGATCATGCATCAATTGGCTACCCCAGTCAACATCAAGGTGCCAATCAAAGTGATCTTGTCGGTCAGCTGAATATTCCGTATATTGCATATCCCACACATAATCGGTATCAAAGCCAAAGACTTCTTTGTTTGCTCTGCGGAAAATATCCGTGACCATTTCATGAATTCTGGGATTTTTTAAAAATTTAATTTTACTTTTACGCATCTCTTCGCTAGGAAGAGCTTCACCTTCTATAGTAGCATCATCTAGGAATTCTGTACCACGGGACGTGATATCATCTAATTCTTTCTCAAGACCTTCAATATTTCGTCTACCGAGTGAAGTTACCCATACTGGTTGTCTCATTATAAATCCTCATTATTTAATCTTCTTTTGTTTGTGTTCTCATTTGTAAGAGAACTTCATCAACAGTTTCAAGTGCTGCATCAATAATTTCTTCGTTTAGCGGTTGAAGCTCACCTTTATACATTGCTATTACAATTGCATCATGTATATTTTCTCGGCATGCTTTTCCACTACGATCTACTGGTCTGTAGGTTTCGTTAGTTAAAATATCCCAAGCCAACCTTCCAGCTATTTCTTGAATATCATATTCTGACATATACCCTCCTGTATCTCTATAGTACTATATATCAATACAGGAGGAATGTCAACAAATTTATGACGGGTTTATAACATAATGAATCAGTAATACTAACGCAACCGAGGCACCAAGTCCTACCATCATTTTACCAAAGTCTTTAGCGACCAAGGGAAATACTGATTTTGTTTTCTTTTTACCAAAATATGTAGCCATAGCCAATTCACGACCTGCAAGTAACCCAACAAATACCCACGTGGTACTCATAGGAATATCATTCAGTTCTTTGAAAAAGTACAGACATAACCAATAGAACAAGTCAATTAGTGTCGCTGACCGTACATATCGAGTATTATGTTTTTCCAAAACAATCTTCTGGATCTTACCACCTTTTTCTCTAAACATAAAGAACAAGCCGGCAACAAACACAATGCTGATAAACACCATTAGGTCTACAGGAATGGCACGTGGTAGGAATACTGCAATGTTAGCAATATCATGCGACAACCAAGTAAACCATAATCCACCTGTTGCTACCCATTGGGCAATACGCCAAAACTTTTTATTGCTTTCAGATACTGGTTGAGTTTCGTCGTACCATTTACCAAAATACTTATGGATAGCAAACCACACAGCATAAGCAAATGCTGCAGCAACACCATAGCCCATAATTGATTTCATAAGCATTTTTTCCAACACAAAGGTTGAAGCAAATACTGATAAGACTAAAAATGATGTTGAAACCGGAACACCCATTCGTGTTAGTAAAACAAGAATGGCAGGTGCCGCGGCATGATACCATTGTACATCTTGGAATGGAATTTTATTCAAACGGCCATAAGATATATCGCCACCATTCATATACCAACCATACCATAGTGTATACAATAAAACAGCGGATGCCGCTGCCCATAATACTTTATAATTAAATCGCTCATTGTTTGATGCCATCCAAGTACCGAGCGTTTGTACTGAATCGTTGGCGATAACTGCATACGCAGCAAGCAGGAATCCGATAAGACTCCACATTGTGAGTAGTTCCATTTAGTTCTCCTTTTGCTTGACGGCTTTACCCCGTCGCTCGCATTGAAATAGACAGCGCTTTACCCACTGCCTACTCTATATATTAACACATTAATCTTTATTTGTCAATGTCAAAGTTTTGACAACCTTGTAGTGTCACATTTGTGACACGGAGAACTAAGGCTACCAGTAAGTTTTAACAGAAATAGGCTGGCTGGATGTATAAATAAGCATGTGATAAAATAATGATTACACGGGATTAATACTATGACTAAATCTAAAATGATGTTCTTGTTAATGATGTTATGCTTGCCTAATTTTGCATTAGGTCAGGAAGCAGACAGCACAGCAAGTGATACTATTAAAACAGAATCAACTACACAGAGTACAATTAACTCGACAAGTGATTCCACCACAACAGTAAAAACCGCTCCTCCTTCAGCTATATCTCCACAGATTAATACGGCAAATTCTGATCTGTGTACCGTAGGTATTGCTGGGGCAGTGCAGACTCAAATATTGGGAATTTCAGCAGGTAAAACTGTTCGTGATATGAATTGTGAAAAGTTAAAAAATGCTAAGACTTTATATGATATGGGCATGAAGGTGGCAGCTGTTTCTGTAATGTGTCAGGATGAGCGTATTTTTAATGCAATGATGAATGCCGGCACACCATGTCCCTTTGATGGTAAAATTGGTGTAGAAGCTAAAGCTGCTTGGGAAGAAAACCAGGATCAAATGCCTGGAAACAAAAATAAGGTAGTAAATGAAGAGACAAAGAGCACTCTTATCGGCGGTGGTATTTTGGGCACTCTCCTCCTCCTTTTGTTACTCTGAAGAAATAGGGGTAACAGGGACGGGGACTGAAGTCTACAGTACCACAAATAATGCGGCCGCAAATGGACTTAGCTGGGTAATGGCTAATATACTACCAGCACAGACGGGCTTGACTATCGGTAATATTTTTTATCGCTATACAGTAGATAAAGAACCGGGTGATAATTTATTAGTTCATGTGCAGAATGAAAATGCACAAGGGCCAGGCTATGTTTTCAGAAGTACCGACGATTGGTCTGGTTTACCTGGTAACACAATTAGTAGGCTCATTTCGATTGAAAATACACCAGCAACAGCATTTGGTACAGGATCCATTCAAACGGAAGGTGAAGGTACTATTAACAACCCTACTGTCATATACAGCTATAAGTATGATGAGTGTTATGTAGTAATTTCAAATCCAGAATGTCCTGGGTATGAGGATGCTTTATTTGCATGGATGCAAGATCAAGGACTCTTTGAAGCACCTCCACAACCAGGTGACCCTTACTATGATGAATACGTCCAATTGGTAATGAATAGGGACCAAATGGGTGATGAGGAAGAAGATGTGACTGAAAAAGAACAAAGAAAGACACAGCAGGAAGAGGCCACTGAAGATGATCCTATCAGACAATTAAATGCTGGCATGGACATAGAAGGTTTTGTTACTACTGCAAAAGAACAGGAAAAAATGTTACGACTATCAGCGGTACCAGAGTTTAATACTTATTATCAGGCACAGATTCCTGGGGGTGCCTATCCAGAAACAGTTAAATTATCAGACTCTAATATTCCTGACAACAGAAGAGCTCTTAGTAATTTGGCTTCAGATGCTGTCCATAATGATATGGTCAGATCACAATATAAAAACTAAAACTAAAACGGAGTAAATTTATGAATATCAAACCAATAATTACAGGATTAGGAATAAGCCTAGCTTCTGCAATTGGTTATGTTTCTGTGGCAGCGGCAGAGGACATACCTATTATAGGAAATGTTCAAGCTAAGTGTTCAATCTTTACCGACACTGCAGGTGTATATGGTAACCCTACACCCAATGAGTTGAGTACCGAGAGTGCTGACGGTGGTATTAGCCCCGTCATTCGTTTCGACGTGGCTCAGGCAGATTACTATACGGCAAGGATTAGATATCCATTATCCTTCTCGACAGCGCCGACCCTAGTTGACACGGTTACTTGGACTGGATCCACAACTGTTTCCAATACATCAGATGTTAATATGGCTGGGTATGAAGCGGCAAAGGTAGAATTTGATAACGCAACAGAATATGATTTATCTGTGGCAGGAACTACCTGGTTTTCAGTATCCTCGACAGCTACGTATGGGTTTAATACTGCATTTCCTGCAGGTACATATACATCTATCGTTGAAGCAGAATGCATCGCTAACTAAAAATAGGCTTTTATTATGAGATATTTGATTTTATCGGTGCTGATTTGTCTTATGATGCTTTTTCTAGCTAACAAGGCAATGTCGCATGAAATGACTCCGGCGTATCCTGAACTTAGAAATTCATATATGCCGGAGGTTAAACAACTTAATCTTAAACTATTTAATAGAAGATCAGATGTACTCTATTATGAAATATCAGTATTTGACAAAGAATGGGAGCAAATTCCTTTTGCTTCAACTGAACGAATCTTTAAAGTAAACTACTTGGACAGAAAATCATTTACAGTATTCATTAGAGATAGAGATGTCAATAGTGTTGGGTATGTTTGTACAAGATCTAAATTACTAAAGGGGGGAGGGCCTACCGTTGTCTCCTCAAAAATATGTTCTAAAGTAAAGTGAGAAAAATGAGATGTTGAGATTTTTGGTAGTGACTGCTACGTTATGCATGGTATCTATTGCAAACGCAGATTCAAGTTCACTAAACCTTCAAATCCCAACTGCGCCTGGAAATCATCAATATGATAAATTCAGAGCAGGGGATTTGGACTGTCAGAATGCTATTGGTTCAGCTACATATACTGAATTTGGAGTCACAGGTATTATATCTAGGAACCAAAATAATAATGGCTTTAATGATTATAATGACAGTCTTGGTAGTAGCCCTAAGGATGTTGGGGTATATGCTAGAATAATTATTCCGCTTGGTGCTAAACCTAAAGCTAGAATTAATTGTAATGAATTGTATCAGCTTGAATTAAAAAAGAAAAGGCTGGAGGTAATGAAATTAGAACAGGAAATACAACAATTAAGACAATTACAATTTGAAAACTAGAGGTAACTTATGGCTGATAAAGATCTGGGAGAAGGTTTAGAGGCTTTCGATAATGAGGTTGAGAACCTCAAGAACACCAAAATGAAGTTATTTGGAATTACACTAACACCATCTACTATTGGTGCACTTTTCGCTGTAGTGAGTGCTTTGCTAGGAACACTATATGGAGCATTTGAATCATATAAAGCGTTTCAAGAAATGAGTGAAAAGCTAGAGGTATTGGACTTGGAGGCTGTAGAAGCCAGGAATCTTTCCATCGAACGAAAGCTTGATGATGCAATTGATTATACACGGGATATTAAAAACAGCTTAAAGGATGATATTATTAGAGTAGAAAGAATTACTGATTCTACAAGTTCTCGTGTAAAGAATATTCAGGATGACATTGATACCAGACTAAGACAATTATCTGATCTGACAAGAGAATCAGAAAAGGATTCCAGAGACACAATGCGTGAAACAGAAGAACGAATTGATAATAAAATGAATAAACTGGATACAGATTTAAGAAAAACATTACAAGAAGCATTGGATAATCCATTATCAGGAAACTAATAAATAGGAGATAATAATGCAAGGACCTGAAAGAACGTGTGAGAGCTGCGGGCACCGATGCCATTGCTATGCACCTGACTGCAAGAACTGCATTAATGATGTGTGTACTAAATGTAAATGTAAAAAACATGATTAAGCAATTTCTGTTTGATTGGCTATTAAAGGATTATATTGAAGGAGAGATAGACCGTAGGTTCAAGGAGAATATGATTGAGAGATATTGGACTCAAAAGCATAATGAAACAGCAAAAAGAATTGCTGAGCTCAGAAAGGCGTATCTTCCGCCACAACCCTCTCATAAAGAAGATATATCCGAACAAGTTCAGCCCAGTAGTGACCTTCGACGGCAAAACTCCCAATCCAAATTACCAATCAAAGCTAATAAGAAGATGAGTGATAGTGAGTTATTCAAACAAAAATTAAATAAAAACAAATTATAATGGATCTAAATAATGGCTACAAAACCAAATAAAAACTTTACATTAGGTGTAAGAGATATTGAACTAATTGAACAGGCATTAAGAGCAAAGGCTGGCCGAAGAGGTATGGCTATTGCTAGCGGTGAAACATCTGCAACATTGAGGTATGAAATGCACGAGATTCAAGAACTTCTCGGCCGAATACACAACCAAAAAATATTTTATAAGCCCAAAGGATTTGTTCCCGGTGGGTGATACTAGGAGGACTAAATGTCAAACGTTTGTCATAAAATGGCACAATTAGCTGAACTTGCATATTTGGATAGTGCAAAGGCAAAACCAAAAATGAAGGCCTTGGGTTACACGGGTCATAAATTCTTTGAAAATGATGGTGCTCAATGCCATGCTGTATGGAACAAGGAGGAATATGTCCTTGCATTCCGAGGTACAGAACCTTCAGAACTAAGTGATGTATTAGCAGATTTAAATGCTATTCCACGAGGTGCTATGACTCACGGTTTGGTACATTCAGGTTTCAGAAATGAATGTGATAAACTTTGGGCTGATATAGTAAAACACCATAATAATCACAAAACAAAGAGAATGTACATCACTGGGCACTCATTAGGTGCTGCGATGGCTACTATTGCTACATCTCGCTTTGAAGAGGAACGTAAGGTAGAACAATTAACCACCTTCGGCTCACCAAGAGTTGGTACTCGTAAATTTGTAAAAAATATTTCTACGACTCACCTTAGGTATGTTAATAATAATGATATTGTCACCAAGGTGCCATTGTTCATTATGGGCTATAAGCATCACGGTTCATTACAATACATTAACTTTTATGGAAATGTTCGCAAAATGACTGGTTGGCAATTACTTAAGGATAGATGGAGGGGTTGGAGATCCGGTTTCTTGGATGGTGCAGCTGATCACGGAATGAATAATTACACTAGGTGTACAAAGGATATAACATGATGGAAATGCTCACAAGGATGTTTGGAGATACGCTGTGGATCTATACTGCCATTGGTGGATCCATTGTAGGTGCCGCCTTTTTAGCATGGTTCCGAAATACAAAAGCCGCTCTATATTTGATGGGTAAATTTGATGGCCTATTGGACCACCTGGTGGACCGCTTTGGATGGGAATGGCTTCAGGATGATCCAGAGGCATGGCGTAAACGATATCCAAAAGTCACCAAAAAGATTGATGATTTGGAGACACGGATACAAAAGTTAGAAAGCAAAAAGAAAAATGTTAAGTAAACAATGTAAAGCTCACTTAGATGAAGTTGGCGAAACTGGATTACAACACATGGGGCATGCCTTAAAAGCGGCCATTAAATTACAGCTCTTGGTGCCAGCACTTATTATTCACAGTGTTGCACCAAGATGCTTTACTAACACAGCATCAAATGTAATGAAAGATATTTTAAAGGAGAGATCAGAATGAAATGGTTAACAAAAAGATTAACAGAAAGAACTACACTTGATGGTGCGGTTCTTATTGCAACTGGTGTTGCTATGATTTTGGTACCAGTAGATTTAATTGCATACGCTGCTATTTTCTATGGTGCATGGACCATCTGGAAAAAAGAAGATTAAAAAAGGGGGAAGCATTGCTCCCCCCTACTGCCAACCCGACCAGGGCGTGTTTTACTTCCACCCGAGAAGATACATCAGAGACTTTGAGTAATGATTTGCCTACGATCTCCTTGACGCCTCTTTTCAAATACTACAATACTATCATAAAAATGAATGCTATCAGTTGACCGAGTAATATCAGATATTGCTGGTCCGTAAGGTATGTTTTGTTTTCTACGTTTTATTGTATTTGTCATGCATGTATGTATTGAGTTTGCATGAAGATCATCAATCTTATCTTTGGCAAATTCCATGAAACTATCAGACTTTTTAAGCCCACCATTATAGGGTGACATGGGCAAATAACAAGCGTGTGTGTCCTCAATAAAATACACACCATCCTCGTCTACGTGGTGATATAACATATCGTAGGAATCTTTCATATCGCTAGAGAAGTGGCTACCGTCATCTAACACTATATCAATCTGTGGATACTTGGCCATAATCTTTTTAAGGATCTGAGGATCAGATTGACTACCAATGAATATGTCTACATTATCAGATTCATATTGCTTACAATTTGGGTCAATATCAATTCCTATAATCTGACACCCTTCGCCAAAATACCATTTCCACATATCTAATGAACCACCACCTTGAACACCAATTTCAAGCATCACTGGTTTTTTGTTTCTAAATTTTGAAAAATGTCTTTCGTAGATGTCAAAGTAATGCAACCACTTTTGAAGCATTTTTCCATTATTATTTAAAGCATATCTATGTAAATCACTCATTATTAAACCTTTATTAGTCGAACATTTTGGTAGGTCCGCTGTGCCATTCTATATCCCATATCCTTATATAGGTCAATTACTTCCAAAACTAATTCGTCAGCTGTGAGCTGATTTGCTTCAAAAAATATTTCGTCCGGGCGATGTTCCTTAGGGCGTTCTGACAAATAAGGTAAAAATGATTTCAGTATATGAACATCAGCACCTTCTGTATCTAGTTTTAGTAATTTAACCCCCTCGACATTATAGTCATCAAAGATCTTTGACAGTGGGATCATATCAATTTCTGTTGCAAGCACCTCGGCATTTGTGTTCTTTACCCTATCGGTCAAATGCTGAATATGAGGCTCACCAATTCTATTACAGCCCTTTATATAACCAGGCAAACCATTCTTTGCAAGATCATCTGGGTGTATCCAATATATTTTATCTTTATATTCTGTGCCGTCAAGCGAAATTGCACAATTTAGTTTTGTGACATTTGGCTTGTCCGGTAACCTATCAAGATAAACCTTTAATGGTTCAATTGATAATCCAGCTTCGCCGGCATTACTGGATTGAATGCACGTGTCAAAATCAGATGTTCCAATCTCTATAAAATCATAATTCATTCTACTTCTCCCATATACACACAAATCGCCTGTGTTCCAGGAATAAAGCGCCCTGATGTCCCAGAGTTTTCTTGTCCTAATGCTTCTCTAGCATAAAAACAATCTGTCATTTTATTATATGTATCATATGTTTCAGAATATGAAATTCCTTCATAAAGATATATAAAAACTAATGTCCACATTTATTCATCACCAAAATAACAAAGAGTTATTTCCTTCTCCTCAAATGTTGCTTCCAGAACAGAGGCTTGAATCAAGCAAGCCTCTCTGGTTTTATAATCGTCATACATTGTATGTCTAATACCATAGTCATCCATGTCAGTAACAATACTGAAAATTATTAAAGTCCACATTTATATAAATCCTATCCAGTGTGTTACATCATCGCATGGGTCATCAATCCAATGGTGTATAAAAGTATCTATATCCATCGTTCGAACCTTTTTTTTATTTTGGTGCCCCCACACGGATTCGAACCGCGGACCTACTGATTACAAGTCAGTTGCTCTACCAGCTGAGCTATAGGGGCGTGTATTTGGCCTCCGCTGAGGGATTCGAACCCCCGACCTAGTGCTTAGAAGGCACTTGCTCTAATCCAGCTGAGCTAAGCGGAGATAACTTTATCCCTCCAAAAGGAGTTTTTCTGTTTTGGTGATTTCGTCCTTCAAAAGAAGTTTTTCTCTTTTGAGAGTATTAATGTACAGATCCGGAGCCTTTTCAGCTTCCATTGCAATAATACGTTGATCCAGATCCCGATGCTTTCGGACCAGAGATTCCATTCTATTTTCCATTGAACCCATGTTCTCACCATTTGTATTGTCTATTAGCATTGTTTGTTCTCCACTATACTATCACGTCCATTTACGAATGTCAACAAAAAATTACGTTGGCTGAAACATTTTATGATAAATGTAACTTGTACCGCATTCTTGAAACCATTCCTCAAATTTGTCTCGAATATCGTGATATTCTTGGGTTATTGATATTTGTTCGGAGCCGATGATTAATGATTCAAATAGCTTATTAGCCTTTAATTGTAAATCCACCGGGTAGTCGTGCATTATATATTTAGGTTTTTTCTCTATGTCTGGAAAGTATGGTACACAATGTGATGCTATAATCTCATACACATGCATAGTATCCCAGCCTAATTGATCGTTATAAGTCACTGTTGCAAACATTGCCTTAAGAAATTGCACATAATAATAATGCTCTACTTTAAACACATTTGAATTAGGTAGAAACCTGGAATCATATGGGGCCAAAAGTGATGTTTTTACTTCACGAGTAAATCGTTGCCTATATACAGGAAATGCATGGTGTATAGGATGCACCAGTTTATGTTTTTGCTCGCCAATTTCTCTTTTGTAGTAGGTCGATTTTCTAGCAACATTTAAATGTGGGGAATGTGACATTGTAGAGTCAATCACAACAATATTCTTTTTATTATATTTTTTAAATATCTTTTCCACAAAAGGAGCATTCATATTTTTGGATAGCCAATTGATGTCGGAAAATAAAACCATGTCAAAATCATAATTATGAGCTTGTTTAGGTGAGATCCAAGTAATTCTTTCTTTTTTCCATGCCGGGATGTTTTTATAAACCGAATGGTTTGTTGCATTTCCCCAATCATTAAAATATGCAGCGTTGAGAGAATTTGCATATATTTCTACATTACCACAAAATATTAAATGACCTATAATAAGATCCTTTAATGTTTCAGGAGTAAAGTCAGGGTTATAGATAAACAATTTCATTTTACATATTCTTTTTAATAAACAGTTGATCTAATGCAGTTTTGTTTCCGATATTAATTACACTCAATTTGTCCCAATGTATATTTACAAATGTATCAATAGCAACTTTAGGTGTATTATTGGGATTATCAAATCGCTCGTCGTTCCAAGGCTTCCAATGCCAGTCATCGAATATAATTACACCACCAGGGCGAATGAGTTTAAAGGCGAGTGTAGCGTCTAGCAAAACATCAGGTGCTGTATGTGACCCATCGACATAAATCAAATCAAACTTGCCTTCATATCTATCCATCATAGCACTCATAAGCCGGTGGGAATATGTCTTTTCTTTAATAATCTGGGTGCTTCGTTTTGCTTTTGTTTTGGCCAATTTTATATTTGAATCAAATCGCTTTTCAACATCACTCATATTTACATCAGTGTGTTCCATGCTACCTTCCCAGGTATCAACTGCCCAAAGCTTCACATCGTCAGACCAATCATTTTGTTCTATCATATATGTAGTGCATTGGCCTTCGTAACAGCCTATTTCCATAATATGCTCTGGTTTCCACTCTCGTAAAAGTATTTCCCACACGGAAAATGTCGTTGAGTTTCTAAACCATTTATTTGTAAACTTGTATTCCATTCTTATCCTTACACATCAATAGGTATATACATGAACTTTTGATTCGTATGGGCTGGGCAACAGTACTCATAATCAAATAACTGTTCCAATGTAGAATTAGTTCCTATCTTTTCCCACCATTCCTTGACATATACATATGTTGATTCCGAGTTTTCATGTTGTCTCTTTGCCAGACCAACATTATCAGTCGGGTTCATTGATTTGAAATCGTGTACATTATGATTAAAAATTGGATGTGTATATACATGCCCTAGCCCTAATACAATATTCTCAGGCGTTGGTTGTAATTTAACCATAAACGGCTCTCGCTGACACCAGACCATTCTAATACTAATAATATTGGAGGCACCTTGATTAAAATAATACTCAACAATCTTTTTGGCATAATGTCTTTTAATAATATAACATTGCAACCCATGATCCCAAGGATCTCGAACTCTCGGTGCCATCACGGGCCAGCCTTCATGAACCACAGACAATTGTATTGCATCCCAAAGCGGTCCAAACTGTCGGATGTAATCACTAAATTTAAAGTTCCAATGCTGAATTAAATCAAAATCACAATCGTCCTCCATAATAGCACACACATCTTCAGTGCGGTTTTCATACCACCATTTAATCATCAATAAATGAGAAGTGGTAAGACCAAGTGCTAATACATCCACCACTTCTTGTGGTGCCTTTACACACAGATTAGCGTCATCAAATCTTTTAAATTGTTTTATATGATAGTTTTTAATGCCGTGTTTGGCAAATTGCTCTTTCATATATGCTCGGCGGTCTTCTGCCTCTTCAAGATTAATTACATAACAGCTAGGAAAGCCTTCAAGTTTTGGATTCATTTATCACCTTTAAATATATGTTGCTGTGTCCTTCAGCTCTAAACCACTTTTGAAATTTGGTATTTAATGTCTCCCATTCATAAAGATCAAAGTCCTTTATATTAGATCTTGACATTCTCTCGTATAGATGATTTGCAGCTAATTGTAATTCCATAGGCCACGTTGACATTGTCGTGTCTGGTTTCTCTTCGATGCATAAAAAGTATGGAAGACAATTACATGCAAGTATTTCATAATGCCGCATACAATCCCAGCCACCTTTTTTCTTTGTAACTGCAAATAATGCCTTTGAATATTGAGAATAGTATTGCTCTTCCGTATTAAACTTATATGAAGCTCTAAACCTAGGATCACAGGGTGCTAGTAAATATTCCTTTACCGCCAGTTTTGGTTTTTTATGGAAGCGAGGGAATGAAAACGAAATAGGACTAGCAATAGTTTCCTGGTGCTTTAAAAGCTCTCGTTTATAATAGGTTGATTGCTCGGCGACATTGTGTTTAACTGTTTCATAATCCTCACCATCAATTACTATAATGTCCTTTTTATCATAGGCTTCAGATACAAGCCCAAAATAATCAGCCATATGGTGATTCTCTGGAAATGCCCTACGATGAACACTCGTGTATATGATCTTTTTAGCGGTCTGGCTTTGGATAAACTCAGGAATCTGGCCGTGTGGAATTATTGTTACTCTGTTCTTGAGCTTAGGATCCATCTTTTTAAATACTGTAAACCCTCGACCATACAGAGGACGATTTTCATTAAAATCAGTAAACAGATAAGGAGGAAGGTGGTTAGTATATATCCTACCAATTTTATCCGATATAAGCATTTCGCCGATAAACAGATCAGCAAGATAATCCTCATTTAATTTAGAATTAAAAAGAAAAATATCCATTATCTACTCCATCATAAACTTTTCAAAGTCACCCATTAATTTTGTTTGGAGTCGCCGGGCTTCTTTTTCCCAAGGTTGATCCCAATAATCAATGTTCTCGCAATATTTATTAGTTTTCCAGCGAGTCATTCTATCATCGAGCTCACCACGAGCAAATTGTTTAACATGGACCAATTCATGAGCAAGAGTACTCAGCCAATTACCATACAGTGCAACATCAACATTAAAAACTCTATCCGATATTGCCTCACAAGACCCTTCAGTTCCCTTCCCATCAATATATAACTTTTGGTGCATAGTTAATGTGACATGACATTTTAAACGATTGATACCTAACTGTTTACAGAAAAAGTTACTAGCCATTGTAGCATAGGCAGCCAAACCAACATTTGCGTTTTTAGCAGAGGGAGTCACAACATCAAAGTACATATAAAGTTCCTATTAAAGTAATAAAAATATAGCAAGTACAAGTAAAAGAATTATTAAGGGATGTTCCCACACAAATACTACCATTGAGGTGAGAATACTAAAGCCTGCGACAAGGACGATAAATCCGAGGAAGAGAAGAATTATGGATGGTAACCAAAGTAACATCATCATAGTACCTATTCTATCAAAAAGAGAGGAGAATGTCAACCCCTCCCTTATATCATTTTGTTATATCGTTATACCTTTTTAATAGGTGATCCGGAGACATCTAACATATGTTGTGCCCGGGCCCTAGCTGCCTGCCAAGCATCGAAAGACAAAGGTTTGCGTGGTTCCCCACAAGCCAATTTTGATTCCTTAAACGAAGCTTTAAGAGTCTTAGCAGCATCAGAACCCATAAACCGGGAGACCAATTTCAGAAGGTCCCGGCGGAATGACCGACCATGGTGCCAGTTACCTAGGCAATGAGCCATTTCGTGGAGCAAGGTGTATTCATCTAGCCCACACATCATATCCAATGTGACTGTATTACCTCGTGCCCAACCAGCTGTATTACGACCAGTGGAGCGTTTCTTTGCGACTACGTTAACGGTACTTAAGGAACGGTCCTTTTCATCAAGTAGCTTTCTCCAAGTTTTGGACTTAACCACCTTTGTCGCATATTTTTGAGCTTCGACAATATTACCAAAGTCTTTGATCTTATTGCCTAACTGCTGTTCAAATCTCCATTCAGCAGTGTAGGTCTTAGTTTTTTCGGTATCATTACCTACGGCACCTTTATTCTGCTTACGGCTATGCTTAAGAAGATATGTTTGGTATTCGATTTTATCGTATTTGATCATTACACTAGTACCCAAATAATTGCAGCAATAAAGCTTAGGTTAAACACTACTGAAAGCGTTTCAGTCATCATAAAAGTCAAAGTCGATTTAATCATCATAAGTTCCTTTTTTTCACCTTATATAACCATACTATCATATATAGCCTTATATGTCAACCATTATTTTGCATTTATTTTAAATTTTTTCGCCAATATTTTCTCTAATGCAAAGGCCTCGATCTCGTGAGGTTGGTTTTGGTACTCTTTATATGTTCTATAGTTTACACCGCCAACCAAGGGTATTTCGTTCCGAACGTATTGCTTGACATGGACCATTTCGTGGCATATGGTCGAGATCAGATCATCATCTGATAGCTTATCGGAGAGTTCCATCTCGAACTCTCGGCGATCCAAGGCAACAACCGCACCAAATTGATCCGATCTCATGTCACTACTTAGCTCTATTGTTATATCTAATGTACTGAACCGAGGTAAAAGTTCCTTGATGCAGAAGTAAGTTACGTCCTCAACGAGTGTTTCTCTTTTGTATTTGTGACTATATACATATACTTGGTTCATTTTTTCGCCTTGTTACATACAATATAGATATATACTACCATATTACATAATCAATGTCAACCAAAAAGATGTATTTTTTTTAAAAAAAAGTGGTTGACATTTGAGCTAGACGTGATATGATGGTATAGTTGAATTGAGGATTTTCGATATATGACAGAACAATTTAGAATACTTACAGCCCGTCAACACGTCCGAGAGCGTATCGGCATGTACATGGGATCAAGTTCGATGGAAGAAATTGAACGGTTCGTTCTCGGCAAATGGAAAAAGGCGGTTTATGTACCAGCCTTATCCAAGATGGTTGACGAGATTTTGGATAATGCCATCGACGAGGCGATCCGTACCAATTTTAAATATGCTAATAAAATTAATGTATCGGTCGAAGATGACAAGATCATCGTAACCGATAACGGCCGTGGTATTCCTCAAGAAGAGGTATACGACGAGACCACTGGAGAGAATATTCTCAGACCAGTTGCAGCATGGACTAAGGTGAATGCCGGAACAAGTTTTGATGATGAACGAGTTACAATCGGTACAAACGGTGTCGGTTCAGCCGCAACCAATTTCTTATCCACAAAATTCCATGGTAAAACATGGCAGAATGGAACAATGGTTGAGGTCATCTGTAAGGATGGGGGCAATTATATTGATGTCAAAACAAAGGAAAAGGCAGGAAGTGGCACCGAGGTTTGCTTCATTCCCGACTATGAACTTTTTGAGACGGATTCAATTAACTCTTTAGATACGATTGAACTACTTGAAGAACGTCTTGTATCGCTTCAAATGTCGTTTCCGGAAATTCGTTTCTCTTTTAATAAGCGTCGGATTCAAGTTTCGGATCTGAAAAAATATTCTGCTCTGTTCAGTGAACACGTGGTAATTGAAAAATCAGATAACGTATCATTTTTCTTTGGTTCATCCGAGGATGGTTTCCGATCAAACAGTTTTGTCAATGGTGTGAATACACGGCAGGGTGGTTCATATGTTGACTATATTGTAAATGGTGTGGTTGAAGAACTGGTCACCATGATTAAAAAGAAACATAAAATTGATGTTGTAAAAGCCACAATTAAAAATGGTTTGACCTTTGTTCTATTCTCTCGAAACTTTGTCAATCCTAAGTTTGATTCACAGACGAAGGAAAAATTGACGAACCCAATGAGCAATGTAAAGGAACATTATGAGAGTGCTGAGTGCAAGGACTTTGTATTCTATGCTCGTAAAATTCTCAACACACCCGAGATCATTGATCCGATCATCGAAGCTCAATTGGCAAAGAAGATTGCAGCTGATAGACGTGCCGCAACCATGGCTCAGAAAAAACTTAAGAAGGTCAAGGTTGCGAAACACATTGCGGCAAATAAAGATGATGCTACACTCAAAATTGTGGAAGGTGACTCAGCCATGGGTTTCCTATTAAAGGTACGTGATCCTAATAAGGTTGGTGCATTTCCATTGCGTGGTGTTATTATGAATACCTGGGATATGAAACCAGCTGATGTACTTAAAAATAAAGAATTGAGTGAATTGGTTGCTGTACTCGGGCTAGACATTAATAACCCAAATAGTGTCGATGATATGACATATGGAAGTATTGCGACACTCACAGACGCTGACCATGACGGAATTGGTCACATCTCACCATTGCTGATTGCATTCTTCTACAAGTTCTGGCCGCGTTTGTTACAAGAACGGCGTGTTAAAATCACACGGACACCTATTATGATATCGACCAAAGGTAAAGATACAAAATGGTTCTATACATATGAGGAGGCTTCGGAATTTAAAGCCAATCAGGCTGGTTGGAAACACCGTTATATAAAAGGACTCGGCAGCCTTCAGGAGGATGAGTATCACGTTATAATTAATAAACCAACATATGACACAGTGACTGTGGACGATGTGAAAATTTTTGAAATGATGTTCGGTAAAGATGCCGGCTTGCGCAAGGAGTTTATGTTCGCATGAAAATAACAGACGAAAAAACTGTATCAGATCTGAAAAAGATTTTTTTGGAACACGGATTAGAATTTTATATTAGAAAGCAAAAAGGCAATGTTGTTAAAGTAAACTTTTTAGTAAAGGATGAGAAATGATGAGTGTTTTGGATTTTGTTGATGACAAACCAATGAAAGGTGACTACCCTATCTCTAAGGTGGCATCTAATGAGTGGAAATCATTCGCCATGTACACAGTAGAAGCTCGTGCAATTCCTAATATGATTGATGGATTAAAACCGGTACAACGATTCTATTTGTATTCATCAATTAAGAATTCTAAAAATGACTTTAAAAAGGTATCGGCTGTGTCTGGTATTATATCAGATTACGGTTATAACCATGGAGAAGCTTCCGCGGCAGGTGCTGGTCAATTAATGGCAGCTGAATGGAATAATAACATATGTCTGGTCGAAGGTAGAGGATCATTTGGAACTCGACTCGTGCAAGAGGCTGGTGCTGCCCGGTATGTTTACACTCGACTGCACAATAACTTTACAAAATATATTCACGATCTGGAATTATCACCTCAACACGATGATCCAGAGCATGAGCCACCTACGTTTTATCTTCCTGTAATTCCGTTGGTGTTGGCTAATGGTGCCAAAGGTATTGCGACAGGATTTGCAACAAATATCTTACCTCGTGATCCTAAAGCACTTATTAAGGCTTGTTCGGAATATATTAAATCCGGTAAAATTAAAAAGCGGATTCCTGTTTCATTTCCAGAGTTTAATGGTCTTGTTCAATTCAACGAAGAGGATGGCAGACATACAGTACTTGGTCGATTTGTGAAAAAGAGCAAAACTGTAATAATGATTAATGAAGTTCCATATGGCTTTGATCGTGAATCGTATGTAAAGATTCTTGACAAGCTCGAGGATGATGGTGATATTGTTTCATATGAAGATCTTTGTAATAAAAAAGGTTTTCAATTTGAGGTCAAATTAAAACAGAACACATCTGCAAATTGGACTGATAGCCAAATCATCTCAAAGTTTAAATTAAGCAAACCGTTTACTGAGAACCTAACTGTTATTGGACCACAAGGCAATCTTAAGGAATATTCTGATGAGCGTGATCTGATTAAGGACTTCTGTGATTATCGGTTGAGTATTTTACAGAAAAGAATTAATCAGAACCTAGAGAATGAACGTGAAAGTGCTCGGTGGCTCAATGTTAAAATGCAATTTATCCAGGCTGTTTTAAATAATAAAATTGAATTTAAAAATAAAAAGAAGGATGAGGTTGTAGTACAGATCCATAAAAATACGGATGCAATTTCTGGTGACATTGATAGGTTGTTACGAATTAATATCTTGAGCCTGACAGATGAAATGGTCAAACAGCTCGAGGTGGAAATAAATGAATGCCATACCAATATTGCCTATTGGACTGACACATCACCACAAGACCAATTCTTACAGGACATTAAAGGGCTGTAGTAACGGCCCTTACTTCTATATAAATAGTGGTGTTACATATCATTTAATGTAGAGGTATACAATGGCGTTAGCCCAGAACTATTTGACCCCCACCTCGTTTTCTATTGTGATTGATAGATTACCTAGTGTGGAATTTTTTACTCAGAAGGTTAATATCCCAAGCTTGTCGGCTGGTTCCGTCGAGCAAATTACGCCGCTTAATAACATCTACCAACCAAAACAGAAAATTGCGTTTGCTGATTTGGATGTCACATTTATTGTAGACGAGCAAATGGTCAACTACCAAGAGATTTTTGCTTGGATTAAATTAAACGCACAGCCAACTGAATTGGGTACATATAACAACGAAACAGACGTATCAGATATATCAGTAATTATTAATAACAGTCATAAAAATTCAAACATTAGATTTAATTTTATTGATTGTTTCCCTACCGATTTATCACCAATTTCATTGGATATTACCAACCAGGATGTCATATATCCTGAGGTAACGGCAACCTTCAGATATACATATTTCACAATCGACAATTTGAATGATTGACATTTCATAGTACCTATGGTATAATGTAATGTTGAAATAACTTAGGATTTTATAATGAGCACAGATGATATAAGTGAACTATGGGCAAAGGATTCTCCCATCGACGAGACAAATTTAGTTGGGGAATCCAAAAGGATCCCTACACTTCATAGTAAATACTACAATATGTATTTTAAGGAAGTACTGAGAGTCAAAAAGCTGCGATATGATTACAAAGAGCTTGAAATGGCAAAGCGTGATTGGATTGATGGATCCATGGCTGAAGAGGATCTACGTGAACGAGGATGGAGACCTTTTCAGAAAAAAGTTATCCGGCAAGATATGGATAAATATATACAAGCAGATCCTGACGTTATTAAGATGAGTCTCAAAATTGATTATCATTCAGCCAGAGCAAATTTCCTGGAAGATATTATTAAAACAATACACAGTAGAAATTTTATCATCAAAAATTGTATTGATATGCTCAAGTTTCAGTCAGGAGAATATTAAATAATGGTAGAGTCTATCCCACCCATTCTTCCAACACAGATTGTAAGTAATTACACTCGTACCTCTTGGGTAGGCGAGGACTTAGTTACAACTCACGTTGAACACCAAATGGTGAATGGCGCAATTCGTGTTCAAGAATTGGGATATACTCTATACAATAGGAACGGTGAACTGGTGGAATCACCAAAGCCATCAGGAACAAATGTGGACATTACTAGATGAGTGACATTGTAAATGTAGAATATTTAAATTCTGTCCATATGAGAATAGTATGTGATGCTGGTGTGAAGCAGGAAATTTCAGAGTTTTTCTCATTTCGTCCTGAAGGATATCAGTTTCATCCATCATTTAAAGCTAGATATTGGGATGGCTATATTCGTTTGTTCAATCCTATGAAACCTATATTATATGTAGGACTCTTGGAAAAATTAAGAGAATTTTGTGAGATTAGAGAATACGAATTTAATGTAGATCAACAGTTCCTTGACGAACCAGTCCCAGATGATTACGGCTATGAGGTAGCAAAAGAAATCAACTGTAAATTCACACCACGTGACTATCAGAATGATTATGTAGTAAATGCTATTAAAAAGAAAAGATCCCTATCGGTATCGCCGACATCATCTGGTAAATCCTTAATCATTTATCTTATACAGCAACATTATTATCAGGCCTTTCAGCATAGGACTCTAATCATTGTGCCCACAATTGGATTGGTCCACCAGATGAAAGGTGACTTTATTGACTATGGATGTAGCCCAGAGCACATTTATACAATACAAGGTGGGGTTGACAAGAATACGGTTGCTCCCATAGTAATATCTACCTGGCAGTCACTTATTAAATTGCCAAAGGAATGGTTTGATCAATTCAGAGTTGTGCTAGGTGACGAGGCACACTTATTTCAGGCTAAATCACTTACAAAAATTATGGAAAAACTCACTGATTGTGATTATCGCCATGGGTTTACTGGTACATTAAAATCAACAGAATCAAAAACACATAGAATGGTGTTAGAAGGTTGCTTTGGACCGGTTGTTAAATATGTGAGTACAAAGGATCTTATGGATCAGGGTACTGTTGCTGATTTTAAAGTAAAGGCAATTATTCTCTCACACGAAAAGGGTGCTAGAAAAGTATTTAAAGATGCCATAAATAAGGTCGACAAGGTTAAAAAATACCCTGCTGAACGAGAGTTCATTGTCAATCACGAAAAACGGAATCTGTTCATACGAAATCTGCTCTGGTCACTGGAAGGGCAAAACAATCTCATTCTATTTGACTTGGTTGAAAAACATGGTAAGATCCTAGAACCCTTGCTTCGCAAGGACGATCGTCACCTTCACTTTATATATGGTGCAACCTCGGGTGATGAACGTGAACGGATCCGACATCTTGTAGAAAATGATCCAATTAAACAACACGACATCCTTGCATCATATGGTGTATTCTCGACTGGAGTGAACTTGAAGAAACTTGATAATGTAATCTTTGCTTCTGGATCTAAATCAGAAATTAAAGTACTTCAGTCTATTGGTAGAACCTTGAGAAAAGGTAATGATGCAGACAAGGCTACTCTTTATGATATTGCCGATGATTTGAGCTCAGGCTCATTTGAAAATTACACTTTAAAACATTTTAGAAAGAGAATTGACATTTACTCTTCGGAGGAGTTTTCATTCCGTATATACACAGTAGATATTTAATTGTATTTTTAAGGGCATAACCCTATTATACACAATACTAAGCAAATGTCAACACGTAGAATGAAAAAAGTTTAAAAAAGTTTTACTAAATTTTGGTTGACATTTTTTCATATACGTGATATTATAAACAAAATTCACCTATTATTAAAAAGGAACTTGATTTGCTATGGCCGGAAAACGTAAAAAAAATTATGTAAACAATAAAGACTTGCTTGAGGCTCTTATAGTTTATAAAGAGGCATGCGCAGAGGCCGAGGACTGTGGGGATCCCACCCCTAAAGTTCCTGATTACATCGGCAGTTGCATTTTTCAGATTGCTACAAGACTAGCAACTAAGCCCAATTTCAGTGGTTACTCATATAAGGATGATATGATATCAGACGGCATTGAAAACTGTCTACAATACATTCACAACTTTAACCCTGAAAAATCACAAAACCCCTTTGCATATTTTACACAGATTATTTGGTACGCGTTCTTGAGACGTATTCAAAAAGAAAAAAAGCAGATGTACATTCGGTTTAAATCATCACAGATGGTAGCTCATATTCATGATTCGAATGATGTTGCAATTCATATGAATGCAGCTCCTGAATACATTAATGATTTTATCAGCGATTTTGAGGATAAGATTAAAACTAAGAAAAAGTGAGGGATCACATTATGAAAATTTTGATTTTTGGGCTGCCTGGTAGTGGCAAAAGTACTCTAGGCAAACCACTTGCAAATCTATTGAGTGGTGTATGGATTAACGCTGATGAGGTCCGTGGTCGTTATGATGACTGGGACTTTAGTCCAGAAGGTCGGATGCGCCAAGCTCAACGGATGCGTCATCTCTCTGATGGTGTCGTAATGGCTGGCAAGATTGCAATTGCGGACTTTGTTTGCCCTACAGAAAAGGCTCGACAAGAGTTTAATCCAGACTTTACTATCTGGATGGATACAATTAAAGAAGGTCGATTTGAAGATACTAATAAAATGTTTGAAGCACCGCCAAAGTGTGACTATCATGTAGCAGAATGGTTTGATGATACACACGAGAAACTCATGGAAGTAGTTCGAACTTGGATTGAACGAAATGACTGAGTCAGTAACACGTAAGAGACATTTGGCAAAGGCAATTACCTGGAGAATTATTGCAAGTATAGTTACAGCACTAATTGCTTGGTTTTTTGGATTGCCACCAAAGGCAGTTGGAGCCGTATTTGTAGCTGATTTGATTATCAAGTTTGTCCTGTACTATGGGCATGAACGAGTATGGTATAAACACATAAAATTTGGTTTGAAAGGGAAAAATGATGTTTGATTATAAAAAGCCTACAGTTCAGATGCTAGGTCGCTGGCAACCGTGGCATGACGGCCACACAACTTTGTTCAAAAAATGTGTTGACATTACTGGACAAGTTGTTATAATGGTAAGAGATGTAGGAGGAATTGTTGGTGAAGACGCTGGTGCTGGACGAACTGCTAAACAAGATGATAACCCGTTTGGAATCATTGAGGTGATTAATAACATTGAGGCAGGATTGTTACCGCATGGCTTTCAAAATGGATATGAATATCTAATTTTAGAAGTGCCGAACATCGTAGATATTAGCTACGGTAGAGGTGTTGGATATACATTTACAGAGCATGATCTTGGTGATGCAGTCCATAACATTTCTGCTACCAAGATTAGAGCCAAGATGAGAGAAGAGGGCAAACTTTGAAAATTGCAATTGTAACAGATATGCATATTGGTGTTCGAGGAGACAGTAAAGTCTTTCAGAACCACCAAGAAAAATTCTTTATGGAAGTATTTTTCCCATATCTGGATGAGCATGGTATTGATACCGTATTTGATCTCGGTGATACTTTTGATCGCCGTAAATATATTAATTATGTGAGCCTACAACGAGGTAAACAATACTTCTTTGAACAAATGGCTAAACGTGGTATTAAATACCATGCTCTTGTGGGTAATCATACGACCTACTACACAAACACGAACGAGGTAAATTCTATGAATTTGCTTCTTCGTGAGTATGAAAACTTTAAAATATATGAACACGAGCCAGAGGAACTACAATTAGGATCTACAAAGTTTCTAATGGTTCCCTGGATTACTCGTGACAATGTAGACAAATGTATGGATGCTATTTCAAAGAGTGATGCAAATGTTCTGATGGGACATTTAGAGGTACAGGGCTTTGAGATGATGAAAGGTACTGTTTGTACTCATGGTTTGGATATGAGTGTATTCGGTAACTTTGAATCTGTTTATTCTGGACACTTCCACCATCCATCACGGTATAGAAATATTGAATACCTAGGTGCCCCATATGAAATGACTTGGTCTGATTACCAAGGCAAACGTGGGTTCCATGTCTTTGACACCGAAACACGCGATGTGACACGGGTTATAAATCCAAATCGTGTGTTCCATAAATTGGATTATGACGACACGGACATGACAGTTGACGATATTGCTCAGTTGGATGTCTCCATGCTAGATGATACATATATCAAGGTCATTGTTAAAAACAGAACAAACCCTTACATATATGATCTGTTTATGAGTAGGTTGGCTGATTCAGGTGCCGCAGATGTTAAAGCGGTGGATGATGCATTAAATCTTGAATCCGTAGGTGCTGACGAAATACTCGACGAGACTAAGGATACTAAGGAAATCCTACATAACTATATTGATTCACTAGATACATCAGTTGATAAAAATAAAGTCAAAAAGACAATCGATGATCTGTATATAGAGGCTATGAATATTACATAATGAGAATTACTTTTAAAAGCGTAAAATATAAAAACACCCTTTCCACTGGAAATTCATTTACGACAATTCAACTGGACCGAAAACCTACTACCCTTATAAGTGGTTCTAATGGTAGTGGTAAATCAACTCTATTGGATGCTATTGTGTATGGACTTTATGGGAAGCCTTTCCGTAAAATTAATAAACCACAGCTCGTAAATAGTATTAATAAAAAGGATATGCTGGTTGAGGTCAGCTTTGCCGTTGGTGGTTCTACATATATGATTCGCCGTGGTATGAAACCAAATGTGTTTGAAATCTTTAAGGACGGTACCTTACTGAACCAGGATTCAGCCAAAAGAGATTATCAGTCTTATTTGGAACAAAATATTCTGGGAATCAACTATAAATCATTCAATCAGATTGTTGTCCTCGGTAGTGCTACCTATGTCCCATTTATGGAATTGCCGGTGGGTCAACGCCGTGAAATTATTGAGGATCTGCTAGATATTCAGGTATTCAGTACTATGAATTTATTAGTTAAAGATAAAATCAATGATAATAAAATAAATGTTAATGAAAATAGTTACCAGATAGATCTCATTGAATCCAAAATTGAATCCGCAAAGGAACACCAGACTGAAATGCTTGGATTAAAAGAGGCTGAGGTCGAGAAAATTAAGGAGAAGATGGGTGAGCACATATCGAGGGTGGAACAAGAAAAAGAGTCTATCGAAACAGTCGAAGGTGAGATCACCACGCTCATTGAAACCATCCAAGATAAGGCGAGTGTCAAGTCCAAAGCCGAGAAGGCCAGTTCGTTAAAGCATGAACTCGAGTCAACCATTAGAACTTACAATAAAGAATTAGCATTCTACCATGACCATGATAATTGCCCTACTTGTAAACAAGGTATTGAGCACTCGTTCAAAGAAAATGTAGTTACCGAAAAAAGTAAAAAGGTATCTGAGATCGAGGCGGCCCTTGTAGAATTATCGGAAAAGGTAAAAGGTTATGAGGCTCGGATTGAGGAAATTTCTGTGATTGAGGATACAATTCGAGATAAAAACCTGACCATTAGTGAGCATAGAGTACATATTCGTATGTCAAAAACTGCTTTAAAAGAATATAAATCTGAATTAGACAAAGCAGAAAAAGAAGTAGAAGAAGTTGATGGTTCAAAACTACAGGCAGCCAAGGAAACACTAGGTGTGTATCAAACAGATCGAGCTGAAATGCTTGACGAAAGAGACACATTGAATGTCGTATCAACTATTCTTAAGGATGGTGGCATTAAGGCTAAAATAATCAAACAATATATTCCGGTGATGAATAAACTTATCAATAAATATCTTGGTGCATTTGATTTATTTGTAGACTTTCAATTGGACGAAAACTTTAATGAGATTATCAAGTCTCGATTCCGGGATACGTTTTCATACTCATCATTTTCTGAGGGTGAAAAGTTACGCATCTCCTTATCAATTATGTTGGCTTGGCGATCCGTTGCCAAACTTCGTAATTCGGTAACAACAAATCTGCTCATTCTTGATGAAACATTGGATGGTGCTATGGATAATGTTGGTGTGGAAAACCTGATCGAAACTCTAAATAATCTAAATAAGGACGATAATATATTTGTAATCTCACACCGTGGTGATCAATTTGCAGAAAAATTCACTTCACATGTAAGATT